GAATCCGTGTAAGCGCCCGGTCGGGACGCGGAAGGACCAGCGGGCACTTGATACTCATATCCGACTCCTCTGCCGTTCGAGCTGTTTCCGAAGTTCCGAGCTACTATCGGCCTGTATGTTGTGGCCGAAGGCCACTCGCTTACCAACGACTTCCAAACTGTAAGCGAGCTCAAGCGATTGATACCCGAAGAAATTACCTGCGTGTCAGAGCCTGCATCGGTAAAGGTGGTGCCCGGCGTGATCTGGATGAAGCCGCACTGGTAACCCGAATTGTAAATATTACCGCCCGTGTTGGCTTCATTTTGCTCCCCGCCAATGACGGTGTGGTAACGCGACCCAGCGAAGGTCGGACCCGGGCCACCGATTATGTTGAGGCCTTTCCCGCCATTTACCTGCGGCACAAACCCGACAAGGGTGATGTACCAGCACATCTCAAGCCTCAGCCCATCGCCAATGTTATTAGCTGACTCCCAGCCCAGCAGGGTTCCACCATTGCAGTCCGGGCCCTGCACTGAGGCATTCGGGCCGCCATCGTGCACGTAGCCGCCATGGCGTCCGTTTTCGCGAGTATAGACTGTGTCGACCCGCATCACATTGATGTTGAAATACGCTCCATCGCGCCCGTAACGGATGCCGTCCCGGCCCATGCGATGCACCGACACGTCATGCAGCCGGGCACGGCCGGCTACGATCTCAAGCCCGTCGCCCGTGTTACCAGGCAGGCCCTCGAAACCGACGCCTGAAATCTGACTGCCGAGCCCCTGCACACTAAGCACGGGTCCGCTTACCGAAGCCCCCTTGTACACCTGGCACCGAGCAATCCCGCCTGCGGTAGGCGAGCACCCATTCCCGTAAAGCAACACGCGCTTCGTGAACGTGATGGTCTGGTTGAACTCGTAGACACCGTCCGGGAGGAAGATCGCGCCGCCGCCAGCAGGCAGGGCGTTGTGCGCGGCGATGATCGCAGCCGTATCCGCCGCGGCATTTCCGACCCCGACCGCACCGCCTGCCTGAAAGTCGGTGATGCTGATGTCGAGCTCCAGGAGCTTGGCACTCAAGGTGCGAGCGGAGGCGCTGGCCACTCGCTTGTAGCCGACGAGGCCTGCGCCATCCGCGGCAGCCAGCGCACCCGGTGTCAGCGCGCGCCCGATCTCCGTCGAGCCACCCGACGTCTTCTTGTAGTAGATGAGGCTCCCGGCGCCGTCGTCGGTCGAGAAGAACTGCCCGGTCGTGCTACCGCCTTCGCCAAGGGGTCGGCTCGTGAAGTAGCGCCCCGCTGCCGCGGAGGCATCCCGGGCGAGTTTAGCCGCATCGGCTTCCGCCTTTGCTCGGGCAGCGTCGGCGGCTGCCTCGTCGCGCGAGACCTTTGCGGACAACTCCATTCGCCCGATCAGGTCGGCGCCGTCGATCTTGAGCGTTGCGCCGCCGTCCTGGCTGATCGTCAGCGTTGCACCGGAGTTGAACGTGGGAGCGGATGCTGAGCGCGCCCCGTAGCTCTCCGGCCGATCGAGCGGTGCGTTGTCGCTGCCATAGACTTGCGCCGGCACAAAGACCGGCCCTTGAATGCGCGTGATCCCTGCGATCAGGAATCCCCATTCGAGGGTAGCAGTATCGCCGAGCTCGCCCGAGTAGGGGAAGGCCTGCCGCGTGCTCTTGTTCAGCCGGATACGGACATCGTTCGACCAAGTGCCGTCCGCCTGCTGGGTGGCGCTCGCGAGACGGACCCCCTCGGCGTTGCCGTTCGTGACCAACTGGAGGTCCGCCAGCGGCGCACCCGGCGTATCACCGGCAAGCCGGATCTGCGCGCGCATGTCGACGCCAGTCAGGTTCGGGCCGATGATCCGGAGCGGACGCTCCCATACGTCATCGTTGCGCCGGACCATCAGGTCCCAGCGGGTCTCTGTGCTCATCGGTTTCTCCGGTGGAGGGTGTTCAGCCGACCGCTTGGTCGAAGGCGGACATGATGGTGACCGTGCCGCTCGTGACGCGGACGGCGAAGTACCAGCCAGCGGGCAGGGCGATGGTGGCGGACTGACCAGCGATGGTCGCCAGCGCGAGGCCGACCGCGATGGCGCCGGTGTTGCTGTTCGAATACTTGGCGACTGCGGTGCCGGTGACTGCCGTTCCCGCTGGCGGCGCCACGGACGTGGCAGTCGGCCCGATCAGCACGTCTGCGGTGTGCGTCTGCCCGCCGGTGAGGCTGAGCGATGCGGTTGAGGTAAGGTTGAGCGTGACAATCGCAGGCTTGGTCTTGTCGGTCGCCTGGTAGGCGGCGCCGGCGGTGAGCGTGCGCGGCTTTGGCTCGCCGAATGCGTTGACGCCCGCTGGGCCAGTGGCGCCGGCCGGGATAGTAAAGTCGAACACCGCAGCCGCCGTGGTTCCGCGGTTGGTGACCGTCGCCGGCGACCCCGCCGCGCCCGTCGTGACGGTGCCGACCCGAACCGTGGCCGCTGCGCCATCGCTTCCCTTGAGGGTCGCCAGCCACTGTGTCTCGGTCCCGCCGTACCCGGCCGCGCGCGCAAGCTGATAGGCGCTCTTGCCGTCAGCGCCGACCAACGAGGCGAGCCAGGCGGCCTGCGTGCCGCCGTAGCCCTGCTGTTGCGCAAGCTGGTAGGCCGACAGCCCATCCTTCCCGCGCAGAGCCTCGTTCTGCGACGGATCGCTCACCAGCAGCAGGCTCACCGGCTGCCCGAGCGGCATGACACCGCGCGAGAGCAGCACCAGCACCGGCTCCTTGTACGCAGGCGGGGTCAGCGATGCAGCGAGCCGCATCATCCCCATGCCCGCTTCCTCGAACCGCAGGTAGATGCGCTGGTTGCGCGGCGTGGTCTCCCTCATAGTCACGCCTCGTTCTGCTGCGCGAGCTTGTTGTGGCTCAGGTGCCAGCTGCCATCCTCGGCCACCACGACGTAGGTGTGCGCCTCGGATACCGTGAGCGCGACGACCTTGCCGCGGCCTGCGGGGACTCCCAGCACGTCGGCACGGCTCCAGCCATCGCCTTCGAACCACAGGTGCGACGGCGAAGTGAGCGGGCGACCTTTGACCGAGACCAGGTCGCTCTCGAACACGCGGGTGAAGGTGACCAGGTACGCGCCGAACTTGTCGGTCCCGGCCTCGCTCTCCAGCTGTGCCCAAACCCAGGCGCCCGCCTCCAAATCACCGGCCGCAATCGTCTCGCCCGGGCCGGTGCGGTCTTCGTTCGCCAGCAGGATCTGCGCGCTGGTGACCGGGCAACCGCCGCCGCCATAGCCGCCGCCGCCGTCACCACCAGGAGCGGTCGGATTGGCCGGATAGGTGCCGTCGACGTTCGCGGTCGTCATCTCGCGGACGATGACGTAGCGGTCGGATGCCACCTGATCGACTGCGGGCGCGGGCACGGCTTCGAAGGCGCCGGTGTCGAGGTTCCAGAGCACGAGGTAGATGGTTGCCGGCGTCAATCCGGTGATCGTCTGCGCCGGGAAGTTGAGCACGCGGCCATCGTCGATCGTGGCCGTGAATGCTTGGATCGTGAGCGTGTCGGACGTGCTGTCGATCGGGTAGGCGATGGACTGGCGGACGATCAGGTGGGCGGCGCGGGTGGTGCCTGCAAAGGCATAGTCACCCGGTACGTCTGGCCGGTAGAAATCGGTCGCCGGCGGCACGTCACCCGTGCGCGCGAACACCCGGGCGTGTTTAGTCGGATCCTCGGTCCGGCAGGTGAGGGGGACCACGCCGGTTTTCGGGTTGAGCCCGCGGCGCAGAATGATCATGTCGCGCCCAGACAGCCGGCTTTCGCCGATACCGAGCGTGATGCAGTCGCCGGGCCGATAGCCGATCCAGCGCAGCTTGCCGGGCAGCACGATCGGGGTAGCCTCACGCGCGTTCTCCAGATCATATCCCGCGAGCTGGATGGGCTGGCTCGCGTCCTGGCCGCTCTCCACCTGGACGAGTGGATAGGTGATCTCGGTCGACCGCTCGCGGCCGTCCTGCGCGACGAAGGCGGGCTCTTGCACAAGCGCGCCCGGGATCTGCTCCCAGAAGTGCGCCTCGCTGCGATAGGAAGGCACGATGCCGTTGACGCGGTCCCGCTGGCGTCGGGTCGTCGATAGCGACGCGGCGCCAGCAAGGTCTACCTCGGTGAAGGTGGCGATCGAGACCCGGGGCGCGTTGACCAAGCAGGAGAGGATAGCGCCCTCGCGGATCGGTTCGCCGCCGCCGGCCTGCAGGATCTGCTTGAGCACGTCCCACTTGTCGTCACCGGTCGTGACCTGACCGCCGATCTTCCACCCGTTGAGATCGGCGACATTGGCACCCTCGACGAAGGCGGCCAAGTCGATCGTGTCAGCCGGCATGCCGACGCCCGCCACCCGGATGCCGTTCTGCCGCCATCCCAGCGCCCAAGTGATGCCGACGACATAGGGGTTGCGGCTGAATGCCCAGGTCGTCTGGTCGGCGATCCGCTGCGGGCCAGATCCGCCAGGATAGGTGCTGTCTAGGCGCGGATCGTAGCAGCGCACGCCACGTATCACCCACAGCATCGCGGGCTCCGTCATGAAGGTGCCCTTGCCCTTGCTGTCGTAATGCAGGGTGTCCATCACGGCCGCGAGGCCGGAAAGCTTGCTCGACGCAGCCCAGCCCGGCTTGTTGCCAATCGCCGTCTGCAACGCCGCCGGCTCCGGGCACGCGCCAAGCTGGCGAGTTTCCCAGATCCAGTCCTTGAACTTGCCGATCTCTGCCGTGCCGCTGAAGGTCAGCTTCTGCTTGTCGGCATAGCTGGCCTCGATGGCGTCGATCGGTCCCGCGCCGGACAGCACCGTCACCAGCGTCTGATAGGTGTTGCGGTCGGCGTCACCGCTTCCCTTGCGATAGACGATGTACCCGGAGACGCCGGTGCGTCCGAACACGATGGGCACCGGTGCCCGCGGATCCGCCTTCCAGTCCGTCTGCGTCCCGCTGCTGTTGCCCTTCGGCTTCGATGCGAGCAGGCCCGCTCCGATCTGCGACGCGAGCGCGATGCCAGCCACAGCGGTCGCGCTCAGCCCGACCCCGACGCTCGCGGCGCCGACGGCAAGCAGCGAGGTGCCGCCGGTCGGAACGGCTGCTGCGATGGCGATGGCGGTCGCCGCGATCCGCGCGATCTTGCTCATGCGCGCCAAGCGCCAACAAACTCGGCGCCCGGCTGCGCGATCACCAAGCCGTCATGCCCTTCCAGGTAGCCCATCAAGCGGAGGCTATCGATTGCCACCGCGAGCGCCCCGAAAGCGCCCTCCGTCGGCAGCGCGACGATGTCGCCCGTCACGCGCGCCGCCGGCGCAATCCGCGGTAGCATGCTGTCCAACATCTCGGGCAGGTCCGCCCACCCGCGGGCCCTCAGCGCGCGCGCGGCGCCGAGCGGGGACCGGAAGCGCGGCATCGGCGGGACCGAGTGCCCCATCTGTGCCAGGTGAAACCGGACCAGGTGCACGCAGGTGCCGCCGCTGGTCCAGTCAAACGGCTTGGCCATGAAGCGCTGCTTGGTAGCCTCGGTCGCGTCCCGGCGCGCGAGCAGCGTCACGACTTTACCCCGCTCGCGGAGTAGGCGCCCCAATAGACGGTGTCCGCAACGCCGGTGACCGCGTCGAGGCCGGTCTCACCGGGCCAGACGCGCTTGTGCCAGGCGGAGGCGAGGCGGATGCCTTCCTCCTGCGCGAAGAACCGCTCCATGCCTCCGACGCAGTCCAGGGCCACCTGCCGCTTGTTTTCGTCCAGCTGCTCGGTCACGACGTCGATCTCGCCCGCGAACAGCAGGTACGGGGTGCCCGCAACGGAGCCATCTACCGGCCGCACAGCACCGAGCCACATCCGCACAGGGGTCCCCTGCAGGGCGGGGTCGGACAAGCCGTGCATCGCCTCGACCGAGGGCGGCATGATCGCGAAGCTGAGACCCGGTGCCTCGTCACCGCTGCCGTCTTCGAGGTCGTCCAGATCGGCGAGAACGCCCCAGGTCGGATCCTCACCGGCGAAGCTGCCGGCTGCGAAGGTCACGGTGCCACCGCAGTCTAGGAAACGCGCCGGGCCGCCCGGCAGGTCGATCAGGATCGCGCCGAACGGGGAGATGCGGTCCTTGGCGAGCTCCGCGTCGAGGATCGGGTCGAGCGCGCTCATGCGACCTCCTCGATCGTGACCGTGAAGCTGGTGTAGCCCTCAAGGGGCTGCTCGAACTCGAAGGCCTCGGTGATGTCGCCCTCGATGAAGGGGGCCGCGAGCTCGACCTTGTCGCCGGCTGCCAGCGGCACGCGGATCAGCTGCTGGAGCGTCATGGTGGCGGTGCCGTCCGTGCCGGCGATGATCGAGGAGCGCGTGAAGTCGAAATAGCTCCGCGCGCCGTGCGTGATGGTGACCGGTTGCCACGCCCGGATCGCGTACCCCGGCGTCAGGCCGCTCAGCGGGATATGCCGACCGCTCGCGGTGTTCGCGGCCACAACCGGCGATCCCGGCGCGCCAGCCTTGAACCCGTCAAGCTTCGCCCGCATGCGCGCGCCGTCGTTGGTCGCCGCCTGGATCAGCGCGGCCCACTTGCGACCATGCGGCTCGATCTTCATGCGGCCCGTCTCGCGCGTGTAGCGGTAGCGCGTGCCCGGTCGGTCGATCTTCTGGCTGCCGGCGCCGAGCGGCGAGGTTACCCGCGCACCGAAGCGCACTTCGCTGAAGCTGGATGTGCGCTCAGGCAGCGCGCTCAGGTCAATTGCTGACAAGGGACCGGCTCGCTTTCTTCGTCTTCTTGGCGTCGTACTGGCCGACCACTCGGCCGGCGCTGTCGGTCGCGACTGCGTCGATCATCGGGCGGAACATCGGCCCCTCTTCGCCGCGGACGTTGATGCTCACTGACAGCGCGCCGCCGCCACCGGCTCCACGCAGGACGCTGTTCGGCAGGATCGTGCCCGCGGTGTTCGGGATGAAGGGCTCGGGGCCGCGCTCGCCGACCAGGTACGCCTGCCCGGGTGAGACCGGCCCGCCCGTTGCACGGGCGCCGCCGAACTTGAACCCGAACAGCGAGGCGCCGCCCTTCAGCGCGGTCATGATGTCGTCGCCACCGGCCAGCTGCGCCATCACGGTCGCAACCGCCTGCAGGCCCATTTCTTCGAAGTTGCGCCACAGGCCGCTCGTGCCGTCGCGGAACAGTTCGGTGTAGAGGTCAGCGGAGTTGCGGATCGCATCGTCCCGCAGCCGGGCCGCTTCTTCCTCCGCATCACGCTGGTACTGTCCGGCGCGCTCAATGCCCGCCACGATGTCGTCGACCTGCTTGGTGCCGTTCTCGCGTGCGTATTCGGTGAACCAGTCGCTGCCGTCGTTCTTGCTGTCCTGCTCCTGGCTCGCGCGCATGGCGCGGAAGCGATAGTCAAGGGCTTCCACCGCGCCGATCTTGCCCGCGTTCTGAAGCTGGTCGATCTGGGTGAGCGTCTCCAAGTAATCCATCGCCGCCTTCTTGGCGGGATCGAACCGGGTGGTGACGCTTTCGAGGGCGCTCTCCAACTCGCGCTGAGCCTGAGCGGCATCCTTGGTAGCCGTGCGTGCTGCTCTGACGGCGGAGGTCGCTGCCGCAATGCGTGCGGTATATTCCTCCTCGGTGATGCGTCCGGCGCGCAGATCATCGCGGGCGCGGGCGCGGACCAATGCGAGGTTGGCCTGCGCGCGCTCCGTGTCGGTGGTTGCAGCCTGCAGACGAGCCTGAGCGTCCGCTTCCGACGTGCTGGCGCGCCCGTGTGCCTTTGCGCTCTCCAGCGCCTTATCGCGGGCTGCGGTGGCGCGCAGTAGGCCCTGCTCAAGAGCCGCGAGGCTGATCTTGTTCGAGCCATAGAGGCGGGTGAGGCGGCCTTCCTCGTCGGCATAGCGCTGGGTCGCCGCGGTTGTCTTGTCCGTGGCAGCCGCGACGTCACGAAGGACAAGCTTCGCTTCGTTGAGGCGGATTTCGGCGCCCGCTGCCGTGATCAGCGCGTTTTGCGCCCGGATCTGGCTCTGGAGTTCGGCTGCGGTGATTGTGGAGGCTGCCGTCGCCGGGTTGAACCCCTGGGTCACGCCCATTCCGCCAACCTGAGGCGCCTTCGAAAGCGTCAGATCCTGCTGAGCAAGCGCGAGTTTCGCCTGCAGCGTCTTTCGGGTTTGGATTTCATTGAGCCGCATAGCATTTGCGGCATTGATGCTGTCGATGATGCCTTGGCGGGTGTTCTGGTTCACCGACGCGATTGCGCCTGCCAAACGGTCAGAGGCCTCCTTGAGCCGTTCCGACGCGGTCTTGTGGGCCTCCTGCGCGGTCGCCGCATCGGTGTGCCGCATCGCGAGTGTCGCCAGAATGACGGTCGCGCCGGTCAGCACCGCACCCCACGGCCCCGCGAGGAAGCCAAGCAACCCGCTGCTGGCGTTCGTCATCAGCTGCACGGCCTGAACCGTCTGGCCGATCTGCTGGGCGAAGATCTGGATTACTGGCGTGCCAGAGCCGAACGAAGCAGCTACGTCGCCGATCTGGTAGGAAAGCTGCTGGGTGCCCGCGCGCAACTGTCCAGACGATGCGGCCGCCTGACGCTGCACCACCACTTGCCGCTGCTGGGCACCGGTGGTCTGGATCAGCTCGGCCTGGAGACGGTCGAGGATCGCAGCTTCATTGCTGAAGGCGTTCGCCTGGCGCTCGGCTTCGATGCGTGCGGCGTGGCCGGCCTGGATGTAAAGGCGGGTTGCTTCGGACGTGTCGCCTACCGCGCGCGCTTGGCGCTCAGCGGCAGCGGTGATCTGCCCGATCGCGGACGCCTGAGCCGCATAGCTGGCTGCCTGCTCACGGACGGCACCGGCGTTCAGGTTGAGCGCGCCACCCTCCGCAGGCGTCGACCGCAGCGCTTGGCTGGCGAGCTTCTGGATGCCGCTGAAGCTTGCCTCGAACGACGCCCTGGCCCGACTCGCAGCATCCTCACCCAGCTTGGCGAACTCGCCGAACCGGCTGCCCATGTTGGCGATCGACTGATCTACGTTAGCGGCAATCGCCTTAGTCTTGCGCTCGAAGGCGCCGAGGGCACTGTCACCGCGGGCGAGATTTCGCTGGAGGAGCTCCACCGACGCATCGATCTGCAGCATCAGCTGCTGCTGAGCGGCGTCGGCCATCAGCACCTCCAAAGAAAAAGGGCGCCGAAGCGCCCTGGTTGGTATCAAAGAAGGCGGGAGATGCCGCCGAGCGCTCTAGAGCTTAGGCGTTGGAGTTAGCAGCCAAGCTGCAAAAGACCTTCGCCCGTTCACTCCACTCCTGAAACTCGGCCTCGTGTTTCTGCTTGAGGTGCACTGCTGCAACTTCCTCAGCCGCTCGGCACCGCGCCACTTTGTCGCCGCTGCTCAACGTGATGTTGAACCGCTCCTCGGCGTCTTTAGCCGGATCGGAACAGGACGCCAAAAGCGCCAGAGATGCGAGAAGGACGATCCGAACCATCCTGCCAGTCTCGCGCCTTGAAGACAGGAGTCAATCGCTGGGCTGTGCGGCCCGCTCCAGCGCTTCGATCGCAGACCAGAACTCATGTGGCGTGGCCCGCCAGAAATCGCCGGCGCGCCAGTGCAACGAGGTGATCGCAACGCCCATCAGCCGGCGGCGGGGGTCTCCGGGTTCTTCGTCGTCGCCGCCGGCTTCACTTCCCCCGACGCGGTGTATCCGCCCGTCGACGCCATGGAGAGCAGCTGAGCGAGCGTCAGCATGACGTTCGTCACGCCGCCGTCCGCTTCCAGCACCAGCTTGGCGACGCGCTTGGCGTTGGCACCCTTGGCGCCTTCGTTGCCGTGCTCTGCGCCCCAGGCCTTCATGCATTCGCAGACGATGTGCGCTACCTCGCCGCTCGACAGCGTGGCCGAGAGGGCATCGCGCGTCAGCTGGATCAGGCCCTTGCCCGTGACGCGCTCGAAATTGTCGATCGCCTCATAGCTCGGCCGCAGCCCGAAGGTCTCACCGCCAAGTTCGAGCGTGATCTCGCCGCGCGTCTCGTTGCCACCGGCCATCAGATCTCGTCCACGGTCGGCGCGGTCGCGGCGGTCAGCGTGAAGGACGTCCCGGCCGCCGACGTGCGGTTCAGGTCGGTGTTGGTCTGGCGCGTGAACATCTCGCACTCGAAGACCACGTCGTCTTCGGCGAACGGTGCCTCGCGGACCTGATAGACCGCGCTCTCGCCGGCGCCGTCGAGCTCCTTGAGACGGGTATACTGCACGTCGGGCAGATCGGGGATGATCGCCTGCGTCAGCGACAGGGACTTCTGGCCCGGAGCGCTGGTGCCGTAGCTGCCGCTCTCCTTGGTCGTGGTGTCGATGTCATCGCCGCCGCGGTTGATCGTCAGGTCGCCCTGGCCGTTCGGCGCCGCGAACGTGGTTCCGCCCGCTGCCGAGACGAACAGGCGGTAATTCTTGCCCAGCTTCTTCGCCATCGTCTTCTCCTGTATGAAATCGACCCGCTGGCGAAAGCGGGCCGGCGGAAGTCATGCGGTGAGCGCGAAAACCTCGAAGGTCGACACGCCGACATAGGTCTCGCCATCCTCGGCAAGCTCGGCGGTGGCGCTCACGAACGTTGGATTGATCTGCCAGCCCTCGACGCCGGTCAGCGTCTGGTCGTCCAGGGCCTCGAGAGCCTGCGCCTGCAGCTTGAGCAGCGGCGCGCGCTCCTCGCCGGCAGTCTGGAAGAAGATCGTGGCCGTGATGATCCGATCCGGATCGCCCTTCACCCCCAGCGGACGGCCCGTGAGGTCGCCGAGGATCACGAGGTCCAACTCGGCATCCTCCGGGGCATCCTGCCAGACGGTTGCGCCTGTGATGCCCGCGTCAAGCGCGTCAAAGAGCGCCTGCTCGGTCGCGGACACGGCATCAAGCATCGGTGCCACCCTCCGCTGCCGTCCGCAGTGCGTTGTCGAACACGTCGTTCAGTTCCTGCCGCAGCTCTTCGCGAGCGTTCGGCATGCGGCCGGTGACGAAGAACTTCCCCGGCATCGCGCGGACCCGCATCTTGTAGGGGCTGCCGATCGGCGTGCCCTTGTTCGGCCCGCGCCGACGCAGTCGCTCTCCGCCAGTCGAATAGATGATCCGGCGCGGACTGGTCTGGCCGTTGCCGCGGATTTTGCGGGCCACGTTCCGCACTACGTTCACCGTCTGCGCAGCGCGGCCCAGGTCCTGGATGCGTCCGTAGAACAGCTTGGCGCGGCCCCGTGGCGTGCCCAGCAGGCCCAGCCTCAAGCGGAGTGACTTCGGATAGACACGATAGACGATGCCCTCGCGTAGCTTGCCCCGACGCACCGGCGCCCGTGCGCGCATGATGGCCTGGATGCGGGGACCGGCACGCTCCATGACGCCGGTGATCTGCCCCCGCACTGCGTCCGGCATCCGTCGCAGAAGCCCGCGGACCCGGCCGATCCCGCGCCACTTGGACGGCATCAGTCGAGCGCCCCGCTCTCGCAGGTCATGACCATGGAAGCACGATCGGTCGAAGGAGGGGAGGTGCGAATATTGAGCGCGATGCCGCCCCACAGCATGCGTTGGGT